CGGGCTGCTAGGCGCCACGTCTGTTTAGCTGTTAGTACTACGATTGTGTCTAAGGAATTATCAGACGACGCGCACGACGCAGTGCAAAAAGTTAGGTTCCTACCCAAGTCATACGCTGTGCTTAAGTACTTATTTTATCGTAACGCGATAATGAAAAGGGTCAAATATGAATGGTCCGATGCTACGTGCAGGCGTCATGATGACTGCAAGTGTGACTTGACAGTCACAATTCTTGATCCGTTGTTTAATAATTTTAATTTTACGTTGAGACGGGCGGATTACGAAACTTACGCTGACAGAGATATGATGATAGTCAGAGCCATCGCGAAGATAGCCTCGTCTTTTGCAATGATTAATGGCACGGTGATTCCTATTTCGAAAAGAGAAGACTGGGAGTATGTCAAGATAATGTTCAGTTCCCAGACATACGCTAACATGGCAAAAATCCCTCCATTGTTTCACAAGAATTCCGGTACGTGTGATCAGACGTTGCCTCATCCAGGGATTCATGTGGCCAATGGCATGAAAATTTGGGATGCTTCAATAATGTCCAAATTTGGAGGAAAAATGACCGTTGAATATATGGAGGAGGTAGGGATCTTTAAAAAATCTGAAATTTTAGGTTCTTATGGGCGCGATTGGTCCGATGCTTCTGCTTTTTTGGATCGTAAATGGACAGGTTGGGACGGTGTCACTGGCAGATATGAGTATGAGGGTACCACAATCAAGAAGGTTCCATTGTCAATGAACCATCAACTGATAGCTAATTTATCCTCGTTCAATAGGGTTTTTACGGGTGGACGGTATGGACAATACCAACGTTATACACTAGAGAAACTTAACGGAGAAAAATTGGTCATGGGTCTAAAGAAGATGGATCAACCAACAAATTCTTTTAACAAAGTGGGCAGAACAGTCGCGCCACTTCTTCAGCCAGCACTTCAGAGAATGTATGATATGATGGACGTTCGCAAACATTTCAACACTGTTCCATACGATCCTAACATGGATGTTTTTTTTGGAATGCCCCTCATGTCTTCCGCTGGGTGTCGTGCTGGACCGTCAAAAATCGAACTATCAGAAGATTATGCCTTAATTCGAACGGTCAATGGAAAAAAAAAAGATCAACTTGAGTATGCTAAAATGGAATACAGTCACCTTTTGGATTTTGCAAAACGTAATGAAATGATGAAGAGAGAGACGGTTGGTTTTGTTGCAGTTCAAAAATTGGAGTCGGTCAATGATTTTGATGTGCATACAGCCGCTAATAATGCCAGATTTGAGTTGGATCATACTCTGCCGAAATATGTCAATGCAAAGACTGGTTCTTCTATGCCTATAGATACTAGATTGGTCGATGCTTTAGAGAAAGACGTTCGTGAGCTTAAGAATAAGTATCGAAACTATATACTCCCATTTATTAGTGATTACGCGATACATGCTCATGTCCAAAATGTTAGACAAGGTCTTGAGCGTGGTGGACAAATACGCGTTGGAGACACTTGGTGGAATGGTGGTGCTTGGCGATTGATGAAATACCTTAAGGCTAATCCTGAAAAAATTGCCAAGATCGTTGCAAAATATGGTCCAGAGTATGCACCAATATTTGGTGATGGTGATGTTAAAGGACTTGATTTGGGAATAAAACGCTTTTTTTTGGAGCTCTATGTGATAACAGGTGGGAGATATTACAAATTTGGAGACGATTTAGATGAACGCACATATAAAATAATCGTTAGACATTGTCTCGAAGCGATCTCTGCTAGAGCCACTCACCTATTTGGTGACGAATGGAGAGTAATCAAAGGCGCAATGCCGTCGGGTTCCTATATAACGAGTCATGGTGATTCCTGGATCATGATGTTGATGTTTTCGATTTTTATACAGTCCGTGTGGGAGAAGAATCCAGCATATAGGCAGGAAATTGATAGGTGCTGTAGAAAACTGTGGATCAACATTGTTATCTATGGAGATGACCATATCCTTCGAACAATAAGAAAGCTGGCTCATATAATAAGTGAAGATCATTTTGTGAACTTCCTGTATAATTTCTTCGACCTCAAATCCAGAGACGTGCGGCCCAACTGCAATTATTTGTCAGTTCCAGACATTTTTGGAGGACTAAAAAGTAAAGGATTAATTTTTTTAAAGAAATACTTTATTAGTCTTCCATCACATATGGTTAGAGTAAATTTGGATATGCCTCCAATTGTTCCGTATCGAACCGTCGACTCCTACTACCATAGAATAGCGTTCGGAAGTAACCCTGATCGAGATATTCTGGATCAAATTTTATCTTGTATTGGGAATGCTTATGATTCTATGGGATCAAATATTACCGCATATAATTTCTTGCGGTTCATGCATCTGTATTTGGTCTCTAAGGTTGATGTGTCAAAAAAATCTCTTAGGGCACAATTATATACTAGGGTAATGTCATCCGAGTCGAAAGATATAACAAAATTAATGAGAAAAAGCAATTTGACAATTTCCGAATTGGTTGATGACTTTCCTGACCTAAATACCTTGGTGGTTAAGAATGCAATTTCATCGCCTGGCTCGTTCATCAAATATCCGAAGTACAATTAGCGT